GCCGGCCTTGACCGCCTCTTTGTAGGCGTTGACTTCCTTGGTCGGGTCCACCCAGCTCCAGCCGCGCAGCTTCCACAGCACGGCCAGGTAGCGCTCGGGGTCGCTGGCGTAGGCGTCCACCGGGATGGCCGGGATGGCGCGGGCCATCACCGCCTGCTGCATCCAGATGCGATACAGCGGCTCGCGGAATGACCGCACCCACCACTGCTGCAGCGCCTTGTAGCCGTCGCGGTCGTCCAGCAGCGCCAGGCGGCTGCTGCTGTAGTTGGACTGGCTGTAGTCGCGGCTCAGGCTTTCGTAGCTGGTGCCCACACCGGCGGCGATTTCGCGCAGCATGGCGCGCATGAACTCGCTGAAGGCGGTGTTCGGCCGGTTCGGGGTGTGGAAGTCCAGCTCCTCGCCGGGGTTCAGCTCTTGGATGGTCAGCGGCGCGATGTCCATCACGCCCTGGCCGGTGTCGTCCTGCGCGTCGAGCAGCGGGTTCGGCGACTCGGGCGTCTTGATGGTGGCGAAGTAGGCCGCCGAGGCGCGCGCGGCGCTGATCTCATGCTGGCTGTACTGGTCGACATCGTCCAGCTTGCGCACGGCGGTGTGGAACCACGGCTCGCCACGGGTCTGCGGCCAGCGGGTGGTCAGGCGCAGGTGCAGGATCTGCTCTGCCGGCACGCGCTCGACCATGTCGGTGCCGCCGATCTGGTTGATGTCGCCGGCATGGCGCTGGCGCAGCCAGTAGGCCACCGGGCGCTGGAAGCGGTCGACCTCCACGCCCATGCGGATCTCGTTGCCGGGCTGCGGCCCGGTGACCCCCACGCTGTCGGCCAGGCGCTCGGGTTCGATGACTTCCAGCGTGAGCGGCACCTTGCTGGCGCCGAAGGCGCGCATGTGCAGCCGCACCAGGATCTCGCCGGCCTCGACCACCTCACCACACAGGGCGCGCTCCATGTCGCTGAAGTGCAGCGCCCCGCCGGTGTGGCAGTTTTCGGCGCGGCTCCATTCGCGGTGCGCGCGCTCGATGTCGTCGTTGACGCGGACGTTCAGTTCCCCGCGCGTGCCCAGCACCTGGGCCTGCAGGCCGACGCCGGTGCCGATGATGTTGTTGACCAGGATGGCCTTGGCGCGCTTGGCGTAGCCGCTGTCGCGCACCATCTGCCGGCTGCGGCTGCGCAGCGCCGTCAGCGAGGATTGCAGCTCGGCATCGGCCGAGGTGACGGCCGCGCCGAAGTACGCGGTGGTGCGGGTGTTGCGCGCCGCACCGTACAGGCGCAGGCCCTGGCGCGACGGCGCCGAAGGGGCCACCCACCGGGCAAAACGATTGCGCAGAACCTCGAACATGCGCGGATGGTCCAGCATCCGCGCAGGACCGTTAAGGCCCAATCGTCCCGCGTCGCCCCCTCATGCGCGGCCCATGCGCACCATGATCTTGCGCGGGTTCGGGCGGCCGGCCTTCAGGGCACGCTCGGCCTGCTCGCGCTTGACGGCGGCCGTCCAATGGTTGATCACCGCCCGGATCTCGTCCGCCGTGGAGAATTCCATCTCGCGGCCGTTGATCTTGTAACGCCGCGTGGTCGGCGTCCAGGCGGCCAGCGCGGCGTTGGCATCGTCGAGCGCTTTCTCGGACTCGCTGCGCCCGTCGTAGCCGGCGGCCACGGTGCGCGGGTCGGGCTGGATGACGATGTTGCCCGACTCGACCGAGTACACCTCGGTGCCCTTCTCGACCCAGCTGGTCCAGGCGTAATTGTCGGCCGCCCAGCCGCCCGTGACGACGGCCGACGCGGTGGTGCGGTGGTCGTCGCCATCGGCCGCGGCCGTCAACGCAATGGCGGTGTTGGTGCTGGTGCGCGGCACCAGCCGGAACTTGAGCACCCAGCCGGTGCTGGCCCGGTAGTCGGCCAGCGTGGTGGCGAAATTCAGCGTGTCGCCCGCGATCAGTTCCTGTTGCATCATCCTATCCTTCCAGTGGGGGGCTTCGCGTTGGCCGAGCCGATGCGCTCGAGCGTGTCGTAGGCCGACGCCGAGCCGATGCGCTCGAGCGTGTCGCGCTGGGCGCGCGGGCCGATGCGGTCGGGCCCGTCGATGGTGTAGTACTGCGGCCCTCCGGCCAGCGCGAAGGCGGTGTCGGTTTCATCGGCCCGCCCGACGGGCAGCGCGCCCGGAGACAGCAGCGCCAGCGCGGTGTCCACCTCAAGCGCAATTCCGACCAGCAGGCTCTGCACCGCCGCCCGGGCGAAGGCCAGGTCGGATTCGGTGGCCATGCCCACGCCGCGCGCCGACACCCGGGTCAGGGCTAGCGCCGTGTCGGTTTCGGTGGCCAGGCCGACCGCCTTGCGCTGCACCCCAGCCAACGCGAAGGCCGAGTCGGTCTCGGTAGCGATGCCGGGCGAGTTGGCGGACGAGGACGACAGCGCCAGCGCGGTGTCGGTTTCGGTGGCCAGCCCGACGGCGCGGATCTGCACGCCGGCCAGGGCGAAGGCGGTGTCGGCCTCGGTGGCGATGCCCGGCGCGTTGGAGGCCGACGACGACAGCGCGAAGGCGGTGTCGGTCTCGCTGGCCAGGCCGACGGCGCGCAGATGCACGCCGGACCGCGGCAGCGCGGTGTCGGTCTCGCTGGCCAGGCCGACGGCGCGCAACTGAACTCCGGCCAGCGCGAAGGCGGTGTCGGTTTCCGTGGCCAGGCCAACATCACCCCCCAGCGGCGCGCCGGAACGGTTGGCCACGGAGATGCCGTAGGCCTGCAGGTAGATGGCCGCCATGCCCGCGTCGGCATACCAGGCTACCGGCAGGGTGTGCGGGTACGGCGGCACCGGCACGATGACCACGCCAGTGAGAGCGAAGGCGGTATCGGTCTCGGTGGCGATGCCTGGATAGAACAGGACGTCCTTGCCAAGCCCGTACGGCGACAGGAGAAGCGCCGAGCGGAACCCCTTGGCCGCAACTGGCGATGACAGCTCGAAGGCGGTGTCGGTCTCGGTGGCCAGCCCGACCGCACGCAGCTGCACGCCGGGCAACGCCAGCGCGGTGTCGGTTTCAGCCGCCAGCCCGACGGCGCGAATCTGCACGCCCGACAGCGCCAGCGCGGTGTCGGTCTCGGTGGCCAGGCCCACGGGCAACGCCACGCCACTGCCGAGCGCCAGCGCGGTGTCGGTCTCGGTGGCCAGCCCGACGGCGCGTAGTTGCACCCTGGCCAGGGCCAGCGCAGTGTCGGTTTCGGTGGCCAGGCCGACGGCGCGCAGCTGTACGCCGGCCAGGGCCAGTGCGGTGTCAGTCTCGGTAGCCAGCCCGACGGCACGCAACTGCACCCTGGACAGCGCCAGCACGGTGTCGGTTTCGGTAGACAGGCCAACGGCACGCAACTGCACGCCGGACAGCGGCAGCGCGGTGTCGGTCTCGGTGGCAATGCCTGGCGGTGCGGCAACTTGCTTGCCGAACCCGAACGGCCACGGCGCAATCGCCGAGGCGAAGCCCTTGGTGCCTGCTAGTTCTTCAGGCTGGAACCCATTCGGCTGGAATGCGTTGCTCTGCACATGCTCACCGCTTGGTCAGGGTGACGAACAGGTCCTGTGCGCCTTCCAACAAATGCACCACCGCATAGTTCTGGTATTCCTGATTCCGCACCTGGATGGCAGGGTGCAGAGAAAATCCATAGCCGTGGTCGAAGTCGCAGCTGTACTCGACAACGTGTGGTGCGTTTTCCTTGCGCCACTCGGCGTTGAGATACAGATACCAGAACGACACCACCGGGGGCCACTGATGGGTCAGGTCACCATAGGCCCGGATGCTGCCGAAGTGCGGCGTGATGATCGCGGCCTTTCCGTCCTTTTTCAGAACCCTGTATAGCTCGTTGGCAAAGTGGATTCGCTGCGGCGCGGTCAGGTGCTCCAGCACGTGCGAGCAATGCACCTCATCGACCGATTCGTTTTCCCAAGGCCAGGGATCGCGGCCCAGGTTGCAGACGACATCGACACCATCAAAAGGGCGAATGTCTACCCCGATGAAGCCTTCCTTCTTGTTCTTGCCGGCGCCAAGGTCGAGCTTCACCATGTCATGTCCTGACCAGCATCGTAGTGGCCTACTAGTACGCGGCAATCGACAGCGCAACGGTATCCGTGCTTCCTGAAGTCTCCCCAGGCATACAAGTCCTGGGTGCCGACTCCATCTGCCCCGGCCAAGGTCTTGAACCACGGTTTGCGCAGTTTGTCGTCCTTGAACATGCTCACCCGCCACAGGTTGAACCCCATGCCCGTTCCGTTGCACTCGACCAGTTCACCGACCTTCGGCACTTGGGGCCTGAAATTCAGGATCGGGTCTTTGGGATCGCCCCAGATTTGCGGCACCCCACCCTCGAACTTGGTCCAGTACAGCCCGCCAATGCACGCGTATTCCGGGTGCTTGTCCATCGACTCGATCAGGCGTAGCAATCCGTCTGGGGGTGGCACGTTGTCGTGCTCGATGGTCAGGATGTATTCCCATTGACTCAGGTCAGGATGATCCAGAATGGACTGGATGGCGTTGCAGTACGCCTCGCCCACTTCCTGACCTAAAGCCACCATCCGATGGACACCTTGATTGGGCGGGAAGATGAGGTTCCAATGGGACAGCGCCACCTTGGTGCTGATGCTGTTCGACGCAGGCAGGATGACCACCACACGTTGACGCTTCCATTGCGCGCTGTCGGCCATGCGCTGCACCGACCAGTCCAGCATGGCATTGTGTTTTCCAACGTCATAGCTGACCAGCTGCGGGGTCATCAGATTGTCCCGTTCACCAGATAGAACACCGGTTGACGCAGTGCAATGGACTGTGACCCCTGCATCTGCGAGATGGGGACGGACGTTGGCAGCGCGGTGGAGAAAGTAGCCGAGTAGTGGCCTAATCCACGGGTGTATTGCACCGACGCATTCGACGCCACGCCGAGGATGCCCGAGAAGTTGGAGTTGCCCTGGCTCGCCAGGAACTGGTTTACCGTGCAGTTGCCTCCGCCCGTGGTGGTGCGTGACCAGACTCCAACATAGTATTGGCCTTCGGACATGCTGGAAGACCACGGGATCGTGAACAACCTCATCCCGGCAAAGGTCGAGTTGTTCACCGTCCCCGAGAACGTAATTGCTTGGTTTGCCGATGTGCTGGATACCAGATTCAACGTCGAGGCATCACGGGTGTAGAACCCCACCCCCAGGCTGATCGTCACGGTGCCGCTGCTGTTCGACGAGTTGCTCACCACGATGGGCATCGCCAATCGGTCGAAAGTCACCGCGCCCATGTAGGCCGGCTGGATGTGCATGGAGGCATTGCCCTGCTGCCCTGCAACCTGAACGTATCCGTCCTGCGGGTTGAAATATTGGCGAATCGGGCTGGATTGCGCGTCAACCCACAAAGTCGCCGCCCCCGCCGCAGTGGCAAGCGCCACGCTCGCTCCGTTGGTGGCGCCGATCACCAGATTCGTGCCGCTGGCCGTGCTGGCATCTCCTCCGGTGTTGCCGCTGATCGTCTGCAAGAAATTGTGTGCGCTGTTCCAGTCGCTCGGGCGCACCAGGTTGGTCGCAGCTGCGGTGCCGGTTGACCCCTGCGAGTTGAATACCGTCACCGTGCCGGTGAAGTCGGCGACGGCGTTGCTCTTGACGTGAACGACCGACATATCAGTCCAGCCCGGTCAGCACATCGGCGCCGGCCGTGAAGGTGCCGGTCTTGGTGTACTGCGTGGTGCTGCCGTCGGTTTTCTTCACCGTGATGGTGCTGCCGCCGATGGTCACGTCGTTGCGCAGCGTGGACGCCTCCAGCCACTCGGTGCCGGCCACCAGCGACTCGAACACATTGGCCGGCACGACCATGAAGTCATGCCACACAGGCAGCGCACCGGACACGTAGATGTGCACCCGCAAGGTGCCCAGCGTGCCCGTGTCGGTGGTGTTCAGCACGCAGGTGTAATAGCCCTCGGACGTGCCGGTGCTGGTCAGGTTGGTGGTGTCGTTCTTCGCGGCGAACGCGGCGCCGGCCTTGCTGATCAAGCACGACGTGTAGGCGATGGTCAGCGCGGTTTCCGGCGTGAACCCATCCGTCGAGTCCACGAAGGGCCCGATGCGGAAGGTGTAGGCGGTCGACTGTTTCAGCCATTGGGACATGGGTTATCTCCTGCGTCGGAAGTGCTGCATGGCGCGTGGTGCGTTGACTTGGCCGCCTGCAGCCTCTTTGAAGGCAATGATCAGCGCACTGCGGGACTGGACAACCGCAGCCGATCCCGTGTCAAAGTCTCCATTGGTGCTGTAGGCAGTAGATCCGTCTGCGGCGACGATCCGATAGGCCGCACCAATAATGTCATTGGTTGCCGCTGTGTTTCCCGTATTGGTGTTGTCTACCGCCGTGAAGGAATTTGTCCAACCACCGCAGACATATGCTGATAGATCGCCACCTAACGATCCACCAACCATCGCCACCAGCAGCCGGTTGCCCGCCGTCGGCGTGATGTTGTCCGTCGTGTAGGTTTCGTCGGTCGTGTTAGTGATCAACCCTTGCGAAGTGTCATACGGGGTTGCATCGTTTCCGCTGAACTCCATCAGAATCCACGCGGACACGGTAGCACTTCCAATGGTGTACGCCTGCGGGCTTGTCTCACCCGTAGAGATGCGCCACCAGAGATAGGCCCCGTGGTAGCCCTGCTGCTCCATCTCGCTGGATTGCGTCCAGCCCGTAGTCGGGGTGCCGTTGTAGTCGTCCGCCGCAAAGACGCCGACGATAAGATTGCCCGACGTGGTGGCGCTGCCAAACCCCCACGACACCGTGGCGGATGACGAAGTACCCTTGGCAGACTTAACGAACGCGAGGGCCATTTAGGTACCCGACGGCCTTGGGATCAACGCCCCAGGCGTGAACACGCCGTTGGACAACGTACACCAGCGCACGTTTTCCCATAGCGTCACTTTGGGCGGGTTGGTGCCAGATGCCTGGTTGATGAAGCAGGCGTCGTTGTTCCATCCGCTTTGCACAAAGTAGACGTTCTTCATCCGCAAAGCCACCGCACCGCCGCCGATATCGTCATGGACGCGCAGGCCGAACTGCCCGTTGTTGATGACCGAGAAAAGTACATCCTCGAGATCAATCGCAAGGCGCACCCCGTCAGCGACGAACAGCCCGCAATGCCCGCCATCGTTCTGGATGTGCGTATTCCGCAGTCTCAGAATCGGAGCCGGGTTGCCCCCAGCACCGTAGGCTTGAATGCCGTCCGAATGATCACTGCCCACCATGTAGTGCTGGATGAAGCACCAGTTCAGCGCGTGGACCTGATTGCTGCCTCCGGCCTCTCTCGGGCCTTCGCGGGTCCGCATCCTGCAATAGTTCAGCGTGATATTGCGGTCCATCAGCACCGACCATGTATCGGTGTTGTCGTTCGCAAACTGCATCCGGTTCACCACCGCCCCGTCTGCCGGGTGATAGTTGGTGTTCGGGAAGTTGGTCATCCCGGTAAAGACCGGATCGTTGTAGCTCAACGGGAACGCCGCGCCACTCGGTGCCGGTGCCGGGGCGGGTGCCGGAGCAGGCGCTGGGGCAGGTGCTGGAGCCGGAGCGGGTACAGGAGCCGGCGCTGGAGCCGGTGCAGGTGCTGGTGCTGGAGCCGCATCGACCACCAAAGCATTCACGAGCGAGCGCGTTGCGCTGATGCTCTTGAGAATCGCGGCCTTCTCGGCAGCAGAGATTGGCATGTCAGTTCCCCAGCAGGTTCAGGATCGTGGCGCGGTTTGCGTCCTCGGTCGCGTCGATGGCAACTTGCTCCTGAAGTTTGGCCTTCACCGTGGCGAGCTTGCCGGCCAGCGCGTCACGCTCCGCCGTCACGGCGTCAAGTTGGGCTTGCAATGGGTTCTCGGTGGGGTCCACCTCCAGCGCCGACACCTGACTCTCGACTGCGGCCACTGCGGCCTGAATGGCTGACTTTTGCGATGCAGTGATGGGCATGATTGGTCCTTATGTCCCAGACGGTTGTGTGATGAGATCGCCAGGCGTGAGCACCTTGGTCGAATGGTTCCATGAGCAGTAGCGCACGTTGTCCCAAAGAATGACGTCGGCAGCGTCGGTCACTCCAGGCACACCCTGAATGTCGATAGCGCCTGTCGCCCACCCCGTTTCTTGGAAGTAGCAGTTCTTCAGCGACAACTGAACGGTGCCGAATCCGGCGTCTGCATAGATGATGATCCCGCTGTGCGTGTCGGTGCCGTCATTGGTGAATAGACAGTCCTCCAGGGTCAGCGTCCCGGTCGCGCCATCGGCCACGAACATGCAGGTATAGCCTCCAGAAGTTCCTCGGAAATGACAGTTCTTATAGGTGTTGGAATTTGCACCACCCTCCCACTGCATGCCATCAGAGTGATCTGTGGGACCAGTACCGTAGATTTCCAGGTACAGCCAATTGATGGCAATTCCTGTGTGCCCGTTGATGCGGATTCCCTCTCTGGTCTTGCACCTGAAGTCGTTTAGGGTGGTGTTGTTCCCGTAGAACCGCATCGACGCCTGCTGGTCTGTGTGGTTGCTATGGTCCAGCCACGAATACTTGCTGTAGGTGGTGCTCGCGTCGAAGAATGTCTCCGACGACACTTCCGTCATCCCCGTGTAGCGCGCATCGGTCATTCCGTCAGGGAAGGCGAGGCCGCTCGATCCGGGTGCGCTGACACCCATGCGGCGCACCGCCGGCCGGTGGCGGCCGAGCTGGGCAGAACGAAGCGCGCGGCCCAGCATGGGGTTACCCGTCGATTTCCTCGATCTGCAGGTTGATGACGGCGTTGCTGGTGCCGCTGGCACTGCGGAAGCTCACCTGCCCGCTGACCGGCACGCTGATCTCGCCGCCTGGGAAGGCGATGAACGGGTCGATACCGCCGTTGGCGTTGACGGTGAAGCGGTGCAGCACCTCGTTGGCCGTCAGCGATGGCTGCCCCGACCAGGTGGTGTAGGCATTGAACGACGCCGCGGCGCTGCCCGGGTTGGCCTTGGCCGGTGTGATGCCGCCGCCGCCCGTGGTGCCGCCCGTGCTGCGCTGCATCAGCACTTCGTTGGCCGCAGAGGCCGTGCCAGCGCCGGCCAGCTTGGCCATGTAGATGCGCAGCGGCTTGGTGGAGCTGGCCACGATGGTCAGCAGGTCATTGCTGGTCGATAGCGCGGTGGCGCCGCGGTTGACAAAGAACATCGGCATGTCGTGCCCCTGGTGGTCGCGGTGCTTACGCCGCCCGGAAGAACACGCCCGTCGTCATCTGGATGTCCGCTCCGCTCGGGGTCTGCGCAAAATCGAACATCGTCAGCGGGATGATGTTGGCGTCGGTTCCGGTGCCGGTGTCGGCGTCGTAGCACACGGCGATCTTGCTGATGGCATTTCCGCTGGCCGCCGTCCAGGTGACGGTAGGCAGCGAGATGTCGTAGCGGTCGTTGGTGTCGTCCGGGGCCGGCAGCGCGCTCAGCTCGGCGTCGGTGAGCGTCTTGCGCCCCATCGTGGTCTGCTCGTTGGTGGCGCCGGACAGCAGCGCCGACAGCGTATCCGCGTCGATCAGCGTGGCGTCCGACTCCAGGCCCGACGTCTCAATCGGCACCAGGATCAGCGCCGAGGTGGACGGGTCGTTTGCCTTGACGCGGTTGTAATACTCGACGACACGCCCCTTGGCGATGTTGAAGGTGATGTTGGCCATGGTGATCCTTGAAATTGCACGACGAAAATTGGCCGGCGCTTGACTCGGCGGCGGGCGAGTGCCGCAAGGGTGCCGTCAAAGCGCAGGACCGTTAAGACCCAATCGTCCCGCGGCGGCGTATCCGGCGCACCAGGCTGACGTCGACGCCCTCGCGCTTGGCGATGGCCGAGGTGGGCTCGCCGGCCTTCAGGGCATTGGCGATGCGGGCGCGGGATTGCTGGATCTCGGCCACGTTGGATTGGGGCACGTAGACCCATTCGCCCCCGCACACGGCCGCCGCCTGGGAGTAGATGGTGCTGACCATAGCCAGGTAAGCCTGGTCCGGGTCCGGGCTGTCGCGCGTCAGCCGCTCGGCCAGCCGCAGCGCGAAGGCGTGGAACAGGCTCTTGGCCGGGTTCATCACATCATGCGGCCGCGCGTGCGGCGGCGGGTTGTGGGCGGTGTTTTGAGT